CATCCGCGATCAGCGCGTGCAGTCGGTCCCGGTCGGCGACGAGATCGGTCACCTCGGCCATGACGGCGGCCTCGACGTCGTCCGCGTACAGGGACTGGCAGTCGTGCTCGTACTGCTTCCCGTCCCGTACCTTCTGGCACCGGTACTTGCGGGTGCCGGTGCGGTTGTCGATGCCGCCGACCATGCCCGCCCCGCACAGGCTGATCAGGCGGGTCGAGAGCGGGTAGTCGTGCGACGCGCTCTTGATCTTCGCCGTCCGCTCGAACGCGACAAGAGTGGCCAGGGCGCGCTCGCCAGGGATGATCGCAGGCAGCGTGAGCACGTGAACCTGCTCGTCTTCGGTGCCGGCGGCGAAGGTGAACTCGACGAACCCGGTCAGCGCCTTCTTCACGCGCTGCGCGAGGTTGCTGCCGTCCCACAGGTGGCCCTTGCGGGTGCGGTAGCCCAGTGCGTTCAGCCTCTTGGCGACCTCGCCGCGGGTCAGGTACTCGGGGGAGTCGACCAGGAACTCGACCGCCTTCTCGATGACCACGGCTTCCAGCGGGTTGACCGCGATGTCCCCGGTCTCGGGGTCGATCATGTACCCGTACGGGATGCCGCCATGCGGCCAGCCACCGGCCATGACCTTCTGAATCCGGCCGCTCATGGTGCGCTCCAGGATCAGAGCGTGCTCCATCTCTGCCATGTAGGCGAGGAGCGCGAGCGTGACGCCGAACATGTCCGACTCGGAGTCGATGCGGTTGTCCGCGGTGACGATGCGGACGGTGCGACCCTTCTCCACCTCGATGTCGTGGGTGTCGTACACCCAGCGGTGGATGTTCTTCATCGTGCGGCCGATGCGGTCGAGCTTGCCGAAGATGACCAGGTCGATCTTCTTCAGGGCGATGTCGTGGTTCATGCGCTCCAGCTCGTCGCGCTCGGCGAGCTTCCCGGATACGCCGCCGTCCGTGTAGATGTCCACGATCACGTAGTTGCCAGCGCCCAACACCAGGTCGAGCCAGCGTCGGCACAGCTCCTCCTGTGCACCCAGGCCGAAGCCGTCGACCTGCTTGTTCGTGCTCACACGCCGGTAGATGGCGACGCGTATGCGCCGACGAAACGTCTGGCCAGGCAGTAGCGTCTTGCTCACGGTGTCCCCTCGTGACAGTTACACAAAAACACCAGCAGCCAGCACTGTGTAAGTGTGGCTGCTGGTGTGAAAATTGTACGTTGCAGTGTGCTTGTTTGCCTACGGAGTAGGTGTCTCGCCCTCGTCGGGCTCGACGAGTCGCATGACCAGCGCTGCGAACCTTGCACGCTTCGCCTCGCTCCACTCGACCTCGCGCCACTCGGCGCGCACCTGCGGATACTGGCTACTCACGGCGCCACCCGCCCGTTGCGGTTGAAGGCGGTGTACGTGATCGGCATCCGCTCGGCGAGGTGGTCTTCCATCTGCTCGGCGACCATCTCGATCTCCCGCTGGGGGAAGCTGGGGAACTGGCTGATCTGGCTGATGGTGCGCAGCCCGAGGAAGTGCATCAGGGAGCGGGCGTTGCTGGTGACGTAGTAGCTGGTGAAGATGCCGACCGGGAGGACCATGCGCGCCACCTCGCGGGCGACGCCGGCCTCCAGCATCTCGGTGTACGCGCCGTACGCGTCCTCGTAGGCAGTGAGCAGGGCCGTGTTCGTCTGGGCGCGGAGCTCGTCACTGCCGGGCTCGAAGGTGTAGCGGCCGGGCTTGCCCACCTGCACCAGGTTGCGGCCGGGGCCGGGCGTGTAGAAGACGGGCTGGAGCTCCTTGTACCTGCCCGACTCCTCGTTGTACGAGTGGCCGGCGCGGTGACGGAAGTGCTCACGAGCCACGAACAGAGGCGCCTCGACGTAGAAGGTGAACGAGGTGTGCTCGAAGGGCGACCCGTGCCGGTCCCGCATCAGGTAGTTGATCAGGCCGGTGTCGCTGGCCAGGTCGACGACCCTCTCGTGCGAGCCTCCGATGGTGGAGACGCGGGCCGCGGTGGCGACGTCGGAGTCAGTGGCAGAGTGCTTGACCAGCTCGACGGTGACGTCTGTGCGGGCGGTGATCATACGATGGCTACCTCCTGGTCTTCGCGGGTCTCGTACGTCCGGGCCTTCCATGCGTGGTCGGTGATGACGGCGCCGGTCAGCATCCCGAGTACGAAGATCGCGAGTATGAACGTCACGATCACGGGGCGGTTGTCTCGCTGCGAAACTTTCACACTGCCTCACCGAGGTGGACCAGGGCCTCGCGCAGGGCGGCGACCGTTCGCACGTCCTTGCCGTCCCGAGAGGCGAGCTCCTGACGGTGCGTGTCCTGCTCGTTCACCAGCTCCTGGACGGCGGCGATCACACGGCCCATGTTCTGCGGGCTCCAGATGTTCCCGCCCACGATGGCGTCACCGAGCGGCAGGCCCACGACCTGGGCGATCTTCTGCACCACGTACCGGGCCTCGCCGCCCTGGTCGTTCTGCTTGTAGGCCGCCTCACAGTGGCCGGCGCGACACAGCTCGACCTCCTTGACCAGCTCGGCGAACTCTCCCGCGAAGCCACCGACACCGGGCGCCGGCTCGGCCTGCACCGTCTTCAGCGCCATCGTCTCCGAGTCCTGGAAGACCAGGGACTCCGCCTTGATCTGCTCCAGGTCCGTCCCCCGAGCCTGCTCGGCGATCCGCTGGCCCTCGTGAATCCAGTTCCAACCGTTCGTCACTGTGCTACCTCCTCGTTCACGGCGTGCAACTTACACACGCGGGTCGTTGTAAAAGCGGGTCTCGTAGGTGCTGCGGTTCTCGGACGTCAGGTGCCACATACCGAAGTCGCATTCGTAGGAGCGGCGCTCGACCCGCATTCCTCGGCGGGTGCCGTTGGCGTCAGCGCGTCGGGTCCTCTTGGCCTGAGCCCGACCCATCGCCTTCTCAGCCTCGACTCGACTGGTGAAGCCTCGCTTCAGGCCACAGTCGCAGGTTCTCCAGTCCACCGTCTTGTTGCAGGTCATTGGTGGCCGCCTCCTTACAGTTCGTTGATCGTGTGCGCTACAGCCTTCGTCGTGGCTGCCTTCTTCCTCGTCGTCTTCTTCTTGTTGGGGTCGTCCTTGATGAACTTGGTGCAGGTGCACTGTGCGAGGTGGCACTTCCCGCGACTGGCGCCTTCGATGGCGTGCGTCCAGGGGGCGTGACCACAGTGGGGGTCGTAGCAGTAGCCGGGCCAGCCGGCCTTGCCGTCATGGTTCGCGAGCATGATCCCGGAGGACGTCAGCGGCACGAGCCGGCCGGTACCTCCGAAGCTCATCTTCTTGGCGAAGGCTTCCGCCTCGGCGGTCGAGCCGAAGGGTCCGAAGTTCAGGCCCTTGTGTCCGCTCTCCCAGGTGTGGACCATCACGAACAGGTCCCGCATCTGGACGATGTCGGCGACCTCCTTGATCAGGGCCTTCGCCATCTGGTCCGGATTCTCGAAGGTGGGATCTTCGAGGATGTCGACGACCCTCTGTATCTCGTGGGCCCTCGGCGTCAGCCGCACTCAGGCGCCGACCAGCTCGGAGAGCTGACGCAGCAGGCCACCCAGGTCATCCGCGGCGTCGCCCTCGTTGTCGGTCAGGGCCGAGTCGTAGGCGTACGTCCCCTCGTACTCACCCTCCTCGACGAGCTTGTCGAGCGTCGCCTGGCGGCTGGCCTCGTTGCCCCTGTACTTCTCGATCAGGGCGCGGACCTGGTCCTTCAGCGTCTCCGTGTTCTGCGATTCCTGCTGACGGATGACCTCGACCAGGTTCTGTATGGGGTCGCTCACTGCTCAGTCCTCTCGATGACCCGCGCTCCGTAGCGTCGGGTGTTGACGTAGGTGTTCACGTTCCAGGTGGTGTCTGGCGCCTTGGTGAGGTCCCGCCAGTGGCCCTCGCGCTTCACGCGCTGGCTGCCCCTCTTGTCCAGGAGCTCGACCACCGATCCATCAGGCAGTTCGTCGAGCTCCCGGATCTCCGTGATGCTGTCCAACTTACACACTCACGCCGCAATGTGCAACTTGTGCACGATCAGGTTCGTGATCCCGCGCAGCTTCTCGTGCAGGTCAGCGGGCGTGCCGTCGTTGATCAGCCGGTGATCGAAGGGCCAGTCGTCCAGCGCGACCTCGGACTCGTGCACCTCACCGTTGCGGCTCCGCTTGGGCCCGACGCCCGGCCTGTCCACCCGGAGCACGATGCCGCCCCGGTCGGCGACAGCCTGCGCCTCGTTCGGGAACCGCACGTCGGAGACGACCAAGGCCGGCGCGTCCTCGTGCTCACGGAACAGGGCATCCACCCACACGTTCGCACCCAGGACCCGGCGGCCGGCATCAGTGCCAGCGCGCTGGAGCAGGGCCCGCACCTCGGGGTACGTCACCTTCACGTACTCCCACCCGGCGGAGTCGATCAGCTTCCGCAGGCGCAGCGTGCCCGCCCCGTAGTGGCCAGGGATCAGCGGGTCCAGCGCGTACAGAAAGTCACGCAGCTTGTCCGCGTACCCCGCCCGGCGCCAGCCCTGATCGACCAGGGCCTGGGCTGCGGTGTCCTTACCGGCTCGCGAGTAGCCGCTGAGTCCGATGATCAAGTCAGTCATGATCAGGCCGCCTCGAAGTGGAACTCGGCGTTGAGCTCGCCCGCCTTGACGAGCTCGCCCGCCAGGCCCGTGAACTCTCGGTCGGAGGTGATGGCAACAGAGGGGACGCGCACCCGACCCTCGACGAACGCGATGCCCTGCTCGGTGATCGACCAGCGCTGTTCCTCCTCGCGCTGGGCCAGGCCGAACCAGGCCAGCTTCGCGAAGACCGCGTACTCAGGATTGGACAGGCCGATCTCCTCGCGCTTCAGGTGCTGTCCACCCGCGAGGTACAGCTTTCCGAGACCGCTGACCTCGGACTTGCCCAGGCGGTACCGCTTCTCGCTCACTGTCGTGCCCCTCTCGTCACGGCTGCCATCATCAGGAGGTGCGAGCCACCACACCCCGACCTCCCTCCGGGAGGTTTCGGCGAAACTTACACACTGGGCTCTGAGATCAGGACGTCGTCTTGTACCCGTCGAAGCACTCGATGTACGAGGTGTCACCCACCTTGGCCCAGCAGAACTGATGACCATCGACCGTGCCCCAGTGCTCCTTCCCCGCCTTGCGCTGCGCGGCGTTGAACTTCAGCCGGGCGGCCTGGTCGTTCAGCTTGGGGTTCAGGTAGATCACGTTCCCTCGGCCGTCGATCACGTACGAGTAGCCCTTGCCGTTGCCCAGCTTGGCCGCGTCCCAGTAGCAGGAGCGGACGATCGTGTTGTCCTCCGAGCACGGGCGGGTCGGGAGCTTCAGCGTGGTGGCCGAGGACCAGGAGGCAACCGACTCCACCTTCACGGGCGCGGCCTCCGTCGTCTGCGTTGCGGCGCCGAGCAGGAAAGCGGCGGCGATGGCGACGGCGGTGGTGATCTTGGCGGTGAGCTTCATGTCAGTTCTCCTTGGTGAGGTTCAGGCGGGGAAGGTGGATCTCTCCGGTGCGCGGCGGCTGCCAGCGCGGCGGGAGCTTGTACTTGTAGGCGATCAGGGTGGGGATCTCGTGCGGCTGGGCGACTCGGTTGTCGACCGCGACCTGGTACACCTCGGCGAACAGTGCGACCGACCGCTTCACGATGTCGCTGTACGTCAGGCCGGTCGCGGCGAGGGCCGCCACGTTCCGGGCGAGGTCCGCATCCATGCGGGCCGCGAGCTGGCGAGGCAGCTTGGTCTCCGTCTGCGCGCTCATGCGGCCAGCACCTCGACCCAGACGTCACCCGTGCGAGAGATCAGGCCGGCCTCGATCAGGCGGTCCGCGGTCCTGCCGTACGTGCCTTGCAGGGTCCACGCCATGCCGCTCTTGATCAGCGTGGCGAACAGCTCCAGCACCTCGCCGTCGTCCAGCTCGCCGAGCTCGTAGCTGATCAGGTCGATCGCGATGTCCTTCATGCGTCCCATCAGGGGGTCCTCTCGTACTGTTGAGGGAGCGGGACGGGGCCGATCTCACCTCGGCCCCGCCTCGCGTCATGCGGTGGTGGATCAGGCGGTCAGTTCGTCGAGGCGGGCCTGCCACTTGGCGGCTTCCGCGTCGCTGTCCTCCGCCCGCTTACGCAGGTCCCGCGCCTTCCCGGCGTGGTTGTCGCGCTCCCACTGGAACAGCAGGCGGGTGCTCTCGGTCTTCCATTCGGAGTGCTCCGCCTCGAAGCGCTTCAGCGCCTCCACCTCCAGGCCGCGCAGCGTGCCGTACGCCTTCGCCTCGAAGTCGATCTGCTTCCCGCGATCGTTCCGGTATCCCCGGTTGTAGTGGGTGTAGTCGGCCGTCCACCGCATCACGATGCCGTGCCGGTCCAGCTTGCCGTGGTCGTCGTCCAGGCGCTCGTAGGTGTGCTCGCTGGCGTACTTCCGGCCGCGGATCTTCACGTATCCCAGGTCGACCTCTGCCTTGAACTCCAGGTCGGTGGCGATCATCACGCGGGGGATGATCCTCTCGACCTTCTGGTTGCCGTTCTCCCAGTCGGTCTCGATCTTCTGCTTGGCCTGCTGGATCAGGACGAACATCTTGCCGTCCGCGATCTCGTACTCGTAGACCTCTCGATCCACCTTCATGTTTGCCCAACTTTCACACTGGTTGCCATCGTCAGGGACGGAGATCCGCTCCGCCCGACCCCCTCCCTGGGGGGTTTCGACTTCAGTGAAAGTAACACACTCTGTCCAAGTTACACAAGGTGTCAGCCGTACCGGACCTCGCCCAGCGCAGCCACCTGCACGATGATGTCCGCCGTGCCCGCATCGATGTCCCCGGTCTCGATGCCGTCCTCCTCGGAGCGGTCCGCCCAGGAGCCGAGGATGTACCCGTGGTACTCGCGGTTCACGTACTCCTGGTCCAGGTCCAGCAGCTTGGCGTACGCCTCGCGTATCTGGTCGGGGCTCAGGTAGTGCACCGCCTCGACCTCCCGTTCACCCCCGAAGATGGGGCACGGACCCTGGCCCTCGACGATCGTCCACCGCTTGCCCTCGGGCAGGCCGGCGAACTCCTCCTCGGTCGGCTCGGTCGCCCAGTACGTGATCCCTCCGTACGAGGCGGTGTCGATGATGTCCTGGGCCCGGTCGTCAGTCAGGTACCGGGCGATCTTCTCGATGGTGGGCACGTCATGTCCTCTCGGGTGGGGTGGGTGTCAGGCTGCCGAGGCCAGGCGGACAACCGCGGGGGCCTCGTACTTGTTGGCGCGGATCTCCCTGCGAGCCAGCGTCGTGGCCTTGTCCTTGCGCTTCGAGTCGCGGACGTTGCTGTCGAGGATGCGGAACTTCGGGGTCACTGGGGGTACCTCCGGTCTCGTGCTGGCTTGGCATCGTCAGGGCGTGGGCAGCCATCCCGCGCCGACCCCCTTCCAGGGGTTTCGCCTTGTGTCAGTAGCCGAACTCGAAGGTCAGGCCGTACAGCTCGGGCGCCGTGGACTCGACGATCTCGACGTCGTACCAGGCATCGCCGTGCTCGTTACCGGTGCCGGTGTGGGTGAAGATGTGGTCGTACTCCCACTCGGCCAGCTCGTTGAGCTCGGTAGGTCTGGGGATCGGCACGGTCGTGATCGCAGTCGTCACGATCTCGACGCCGTCCTCGTACGTGTTCTCGATGCGGAGCTTGACGATCGCTGTGCTCACAGGCCGATCAGCTCGATCAGCTCGTCGATGGTGGGGACGGGCTGCATCCTGAGCGGGAGGGCGGTGATCAGGCCCTCAACCTGATCCGCCAGCTCGCACAGCGTGTGCCACTCAGGGGTGCCGGGGTCCTGCTCCTTGCGCCACTCCTGCACCTCGCGGACGAGGGCTTGAAGGCTGGTCGTGCGCTCCTGGAGGTTGGGCATCACGCGTTCACCGACCAGTCGGCCACGTACTCGGCGATCTCCTCGTCGGTCATGACGCGGCCCTCGTCCTCGGGGTCGTCGTCGTTGCCAATGAAGTGGTAGTCGTCCCACTCGTCGTTCTGGGCGTGGCCGATCAGCCACCGCACGGCCGCGTCCTCGTGCCCGGTCAGGGCCAGGAGCCGAGCCACCGAGTCGGCCTCTCCGCAGGAGAACGACGAGCCGGTGTGGTCCGCGGTCATGCAGTCCCCGAAGACATCCGCGAGGTTCGAGAGGGCGTCGCCCAGCTCGTCGTGCTTGACCACCACGGTCGGGGTCACAGGCTTGCGCTTGAACAGCTTGAACATCATGTCCAACTTTCACACTCATGGCTGCCATCATCAGGAAGTGGGCGCCACCCCACCCCGACCCCCTTCCAGGGGTTTCGGCATTGATCAGCGCGGCGTGGCTCGGGCCAGCACCTCGGGGTCGTTCACGGCGTGCCAGCCCTCCCAGCAGCCCTCGGAGCAGAAGTCCTCGTAGGGGCGGGTCGGGGTGTGGCAGCCGGTGTTCTCGCAGCGCTTCAGCACGTGGTCCCACCGGTGCAGGAACTCGGCAGAGTCGTCGGACCGGACGATCAGGGTCACGTCCCCGTCGCCCCACCTGATGTGGGTGAAGGTGAACCGCTTGCCGTTGATCTCGCGCTGGTGGTGATGCACCAGGTCGCCGGGGTAGCCGCCTGCGACGCTCCGCATCCGGTAGTCCTCGACCTCGGTACGGGGGCCGATGCTGGTCTTGGTCGTCACGTCACGCCCCCTTGCCGAGGACGGCCGCCTTGTGGGCCTCGAACTGGGCGACGTCCGCCCGGTAGGCGCGCTCGCTGAACTCCAGGGAGAGGGCGAGCAGGTTGTTGCGGCGCAGGCCGGCATTGATCCGGGCGTGCAGCCGACCGAGCGAGATCGTCAGCGGGGTCTTGTCCAGGGAAACCATGGGAGTCCTTCCAGGGGATGCGGGCTGGCATCGTCAGGAGCCGGGAACCACCCCGGCCCGACCTCCTTCCGGAGGTTTCGCCTTGTGAAAGTTACACACCTGCTCAGTGAGACAGGGCCATGAACACCACGTCGGGCTCACCCGACGTCCAGTTCGGCAGCCGCTCAGTCTCGATGAACCCGAACTGCTTGTAGTACTCGGGGAGGAACCCGTCGAAGCAGTCGAGCTTGCTCGCCCCCTCACGCAGGGCCGCCTTGACCAGCTCCGTACCGCGCCCCTTCTCCAAGGAGAACAGGCCGATGAACGTGCCCTCGGCGTCGATCCCGAACCCCGACCGGAAGTCCGGAGTGATGAAGTACCGCGCATCCCGCGGCATCTCCTCGGGCTTGCTCGTCGCGTCGGCGATGCGGTCGGAGACCCGGCGGGCCTGGCGAAGCGCTCCGGTGTAGAGCGTGTGGTGCACCGAGTGGACAGCCATGTTCACTGCGAGCTCCGTTCTGTTGTCCAAGTTACACACCTGGGGCGAAGAAGTCCACCCAGCGGTGCTGGGGACTTGGTACCTCCGGGGGGCCATGACGCCCGTGTTCCCGCATCCCCGAAGGGCCGGAATCCGGAGGCTTTGCGGGCCCTTGCGGGCCCCCGGCCTTGCGGCCGGTCGATCGTGTGAGCGGTTTTGGTGGACAGGGCCCGCTCGGTTCCCCGTCACCGCCCTTCCCTTCCGGCCCTTCCAGCGGCCCCCTTACGGGTTACGCCTTCCGGCCCGTCCGGTTCGGACGGTGAGCCCTCGACACCCATGCCCACGTGCTCGCCCGGTATCGGCGGTCTCCCAGGGCACTCCTGTCGGACCGTTCCACCCCCCAACTCACAGGGGACTTCACCGTGCGCTGCGCGGTTCGTCGACCGGGACAGAAGTCCCGATCCGAGCCAGATGCTGCGCTCCACGGTTCGTACGCGGTACTCAGTTCAGCCGGGGGAAGGAGGCCCTTCCCTGATCCAGCCTCGCCTTGGCCTACGTATCAGCCGTCTGCTCCCCCGAAGGGGCGTCGTGCGAAGTCTTGTGCGCCTGGCCTCTCGGCCTTGCGCTGAAGCGAAAGTATCACACTCGCTTCGGGCTGTGCAACTTGCGCTTGCTTGGCTGGTCCCGTGCGCCAGGTTCCCCCCTACGCAGCGTGCGATCACTGGGGTTCAGGTCTGGCGGGTCCGTCTGCCTTGCGGTTCCGACTGTAGCCGAAGCTGAGCCAGTGTGCAAGTTTCGCTTCCCGCTCCCCGTCCGTCCGGTTGCCCGGCTGGCCGTTCGTCGTTGGCGACAGGCAGAACTTTGCACAAGTTGCACACCGGGGTGTCAAGCCGTGCAGGTCAGAGGCTGTTTCGAGGGGCGCTGAGAGCCGTTCTCCGGCCTTTGGGTCGGTCCCTGGGGCGATTCCTCGCAGCGCTGGAGGGAAGCCGCGAGCGGGCAGTGTGCGGGCGCGCGGAGGGTAGCGGAGGCCGAGATGGGGTGGGGGGTGACCCCCTGTGCGTGAGCGCGCTGAC